AGCCATGTGACTTGGCATGTTTCCAACGTCAATTTTGAACACTCTACGTTCAGGAGCACGTTGTACACGATAGATAAGAATAGCATCTTCAAGCAATTCTTTTTGCTTGTAAACTTTAAAGATGTTCTCTAAAACACTCATGCCAAAAGGCCAGTATCTGTCCAAGCCTTCGGTTAAACTTAGATGAACTACATGTTTCGCATCTATGGCAGCTTCATTCAATGCTAAACTAAAACGACTTCCTGCTGTTCCGGATGGCATACTTGGAACTGTATAACCTTGACTAGCTATACCACCGCCTGTGCCACCAAATCCTGTGCTAGGGTTAGCTTGGAAGTCTGTTGCGACTTTCTCAGCAACGCTTAAATTTTGTAAATTAGGGTTAATGTCTTTGATAACATACTGTTCAGGTAGTTTACCTTCCGTTTCATTGACAATAACTTTAGTAACTTTTACCATGTCAACCCAGTATAACTTGAAGTTTTCTGGGTCACGAACAAATATTTGATCTCCGTATTTAATAGCATTACGGAAGATTTTGAACACTCTAGTGTCAAATTCATTCATCTTACACCATTGTTGCAATTGCTTCTTGATTAGTTCTACTTCATGGGGAGTAGGATCTTCACGAAATTCTATCTCAAAAGGTGTGTTATTTTGATTGTTTTTCTGTGTACTGAATTCAGCGATAATGTCTAAACATGCATTAACTTCTGCATCAACATCCATCATTTCATACTGATTATAACGTTCAATACGGTTTGGATGCCCTGTATAAACTTCAGGTAAACGACTCATGTAGTTTTTATATCCAAACTCACTATTACTCCAGCCGCCGTCCTGGTCACTACCCATGCCATTATTCCATGCACCTTTATTGCTATTAGCACCGGAAATAGGGCCTAGTTGACCTGTTAAGTTAGAAAAACGCTTTTTATATGCCATAGATATATTTATCAATGTTTAGTGTATGTAAGTAATTGTTCATTCACATCTAAAACTTTGCGTTGTTGTGCAATCATATCGTCAAATTTATCGGACATTAAGTCCATAAATCCGCTTAGTGTTCTAACCAATTCATCACTTGAAGTGCTTGAGTTGAAACTTGTATTCAATGAACTTAATGGGCTATTAGTTACCGATTTTTGTTCTTTCTCATCCATTTTATTATAGAAGTTATTGAATTTGCTCATTGGAAGTACTGCTTCATGTCCATGTAGTTCAACTTGATAACCTGATTGAGGACCACTAAAGATACCACCCGTTCTTGCTCCCAATTGTGCATGAATATGATCTCCGGTAGCCACCGTGTTATTAGAATTCTTCTGCCCCTTCATCTCTACACCTACTTTAGAGAATCCAAGAGCAGTAAGTGCTTTGATATATGCTTCTTTTTGTGAAGGGTCAAAATTAGCAGGTACAAAGTCTACTGCTCTACCTGCTCCATGTGGATCGGGTAATGCATGTCCAGGGAAGATATCAGAATCATTTAATCCAGTAATAGTACCACCGGGGAACGCTTCTGCTAATTTTTCTAATTTTTCTTGTAGCTCAGGAGTAATTGCTCCCATACCAACTCTACCGTTTGTGTTCAATGTTGTTGGTATACTAGGAGCTGTTCCACCTTGATTTGAAACTGTAACATTAGACTGTGCCGCACCCAATTGTTTTTGTGATTGATGTACTTGTTCTAATCTTGATTGCAATTGACCAATAGAGGCTTGGTTAGCAGCAGCTTGTTGTTTGTGGATATCAAGGGCCCCTTGACCTTTAAAATCTTTTCCTTGAGCCTTTTTATTTGCTTCCTCACCAGCAATTATAGAGTCAAGAATTTTGCCACTTTCAAGTCTTCCTTGTATCTCGTCTTTAATTTCAACTTCTTCTTTATTTTTCTTTGTTAAAGTTTCTGTTACTTCTGATAAGTTAGACATATCAACGAACAAATCTCGTAAGTCAGGTCCACCAAACTTGAAAAGCATATCTGCAAAAACTTTACCCAAACTATTCATTATCGTTTGAAATCTAGTGATTGCAGGTACTAGAGATTGACCTATAGTCATCTCTAGTTGTTCATATGCGTTACGCATCATACGTTGTTGTTTAACTTGAGTAGTATTTTGATCTTGACCGTTCTTCTCAGTAAGATCCATTGTCTTTTTAAGATTGGCTGCAAAGGTAGGAATGTCAGTTCCCATTGCTCTATTAGCCATCTTATATAAATCTGCATTTAAACCAACAGATTCACCTAAATCATTACCACCTGCTTTAATAGCTGAACCAAATACTCTAAATTGATTTTTTATATCACCCGAAACACTGTGCAATGCTGTACCAAGTGCTACAGGAAAATCATCGGTATTAGTGTTGAATGCGGTGACTAACTTATTCAACTGACCACCGGTTGCTAGATTGGCCTTAACCGCTGCTTCATCTACAATCGCACCGTGGTTGACAATACTAGACTTAATACCTTCTGCTAATCCAGGAGGTAATGCTGCCATACCCCTAGCCAAATTATCGGCCATGTCAATGTTAGATTTAATTCCTGTAGCACGTAGCTCTTCCAAATGCATTTGGAATCTAACATCGTTACTATCCTGTTGCATTCTAGCTTCCATCGCTTCACGACTTTGACCAGTCAAGTCACTCAATGCAGTTAAATTAACTAGATAACTCTTTGTTGAACTAGCTAATTGCTCATCGTTTAACTTAGTTTTAGCACCTGATACAGCTAATTGTCCTGACCAAAATGCCGCATGTTTAAATGCGTCTTCTGAATTGTATCCAAGTCTACCTAGTGTATATTCAAACTGTCCTAATGCGCCGGCTTTACCAAACAAGTCAAGAAGATTTTTACGACCTTCAGTAACAGTACCACCAAATCCTGCAATACCTTCAGCATTTTGTGCTATGATACTAGCATACTTTTCACCACCGTCAGTGACAGAAAATCCAGCTTTTTGTATGTCATTGGCTAGTTGACCAAAATCAGCATTACCCAAATCACCTGCAGCAGCAAGTGCTTTGCTTGTTTTTACTAATGCTTCTTGTTGTTTAAGTGCGCCACCTGCAAGTGCACCAAATATATTAATCAATCCACCGGCTACTTTACCTAGTATACCAAGCTGACCAGCCATGCCTGCGAAGGCACCTGTTGCACCTTCAACTCCGGTAGCGTATTTACCTACTCCCTCGTCAGCAGATACCATTGACTTAGCCATTGAACCCAATGACTTGGTTAAGTTTCCAAATTCTGCTGTTAGTTTTTCTACTTTGTCTTTACTCTTTTTAGCCTGTTCTTCTGCTTTCTTTTCTTCCTCGGTAAGAGGTTGCATGGCATCCGTAAGTTCGGAGATACTATCTAAGAACTTCTTTAAAATTTCATCTTGGTTTAAATTATCGGACATAGTTGTGCTGCTAAATAATGGGTATGTAGTATTTAGCATCCGTTTTCAATGCATTTTTAGGAGTAAGCATGTCAGATAATCCACTAAAACAATTTTTTCGTAGACCAACCGTTTATTTTAAACTACCTAGCGGGGGCATTGGGTATCCCGAAGGTTCAATTGACATTCCGGAGAATGGTGAAATACCAGTATATCCAATGACAGCGATTGATGAAATTACTAGCAAAACACCTGATAGTTTGTTTAACGGTGTAGCGGTCGTGGAACTTATCAAAAGTTGTATTCCTAACATCAAAGATCCATGGGTCATTTCAAGCGTAGATTTAGATCCTATATTAGTTGCGATTCGTGCTGCTACTCACGGTGGTGTAATGGAAATTGAAACTAAATGTCCAAGCTGTGATGAAACTTCAAAGTTTGATGTTAATTTAGCAGGTATACTTGCTGGTTTTAACCCAGCAGATTATAGTGTTCCATTAGAGATTGGTGATGTAAAGATCAAGTTCAAACCAATTCAATATCGTGAAATTAATAATTCTAGTTTACAACAATTTTCAATACAACGTTCATTAAGAGATATTGTAGCAATTACTGATGATGAAGAACGTGACCAACAAAGTGGTAAATTATTAAAAGAGATTTTTACTTTAACAGCTACCTTAGTTGCAAATAGTATTGAATATATCAAAGTACCATCTGCTACTGTGTTTGAAACTAACTTCATTAAAGAGTTTTTAACTGAATGTGATACAGGAACATTTGAAAAGATTAGAGACTACAGCACATCATTAAAACGTAGTACTGAAAACAAACCACTAGACATAACTTGCCCTGAATGCCATCATGAGTTTCAACAAGCATTCAATATTAACGCCAGCGATTTTTTCGGATGAGACTCTTAACTCTTGATCCGAAAGAGATTAAGAGTCTTATTGATGATATGGAAAAAGAATGTAACCGTATTAAGTCGGACTCACTTAAAATGGCATGGTTTATGAGAGGTGGTATTTCCTATGAAGATATACTTAACTTGTCGATCCCTGAGAGACAGGCCATAAGTAAAATTATTGAAGATAACTTAGAAACAACTAAAAACAGTAGATTGCCATTCTTCTAAACCGTAACTGTTCATTTATCACAACTTAGGGTTAACATTAACGATGAGCTTTGCTCATCAACCTTCACTTATTTCTTCGCTTCGCTCAGAAATTACGCTCGGTCATTGTTTTGTATTCTATTAGTAATTCTAGTACTAATATCTTTAGGGAGAATACACTTGCCGCTTAGAAGCCATGGTAGTGCTGTTCAAGCACTACCATTGGATTAACTTGCCATGCCCGTCTCCCACGTTGTTTATACCCGTATATTCTGCCAACTTGATTAAGCAAATATACGCCACCGGTTGCCCTATAAGGTTTATGGTCTGTAGTTGAATATACGCACGGTTTAGTGTTTCATTCTGCAACGCATGTTCTATACCATCAAAACAAAGTAGGTATAGACTCATTGAGAGTTCGCTGTTTACTCGATTGCTCTCTCGGTGTTCCACACAATCAAAAGATCATGTGCTCTTCTCCAGAATCTGACGGCTTGTAACTTTCAAAGCAATCTCAAGGAGGACTGACAAACTCAGTCAACTAGTTAAGGGTTCTGTGTATTAATTATTTTGTTTTTGACTTGGTGTCTGTGAATATGATTTTACTAAATCTGTATTATTTTTGAAAAAGTTAGAATGCTCTACAATGATCCAATCGCCCCATGTCTTGCTACTATATAGAATGCATGAATCTGCCTTCCATGTTAATTTGCCTTGAACTGCGACATATTGACCTTTACGATTAAACTTCATAAAAAGAAGATTTAAATCGCCTTCGTCTTCTACATCAAGTAGTTGCTCTAGCCACGAATCAAGTTGTTTACACTCCCCAGTAAGGGTCAAGTGCCACGGAAAGTCAGCATAGCTTTTCGCTTCAGCATTGAAATGCTTCCAATCATCAGGTGGAATGATATCACCTTTAAATGATTTAACTTGATTCTCACTTAGATATTCTTTTCGGCGATTGTTTGTCCCACCGATAAATGCACCGCTGTGTGCAGCTCTAACAAAAGACTCACCATAAGTTTTAGATAAAAAGTTAGCAACCTCACGTTCAAATGCGTTGCCTTTATTTTTACTTTTTGATCCACTCATTCAATGCCTCTTTGTATAAATTAATATCTTTGTGTATTCTACTTATCAGTTCCTGATCGCAACCAAACTTTTTTGATAAGGTGATTTATTCTATATCGGTTGATGTA